TATTTGTCGAGAGTACAGCCAATGGTGTCAGCGGGATCTTCTATGATCTCTGGAAGGGTGCTGTCGAGGGAACCAACGGCTACGTGCCTGTGTTCATCCCTTGGTTTGCTGACCCAGAGTATCGTGAGACGGTCCCAGAGAACTTCGAGCAAACCCCAGACGAGGAAGAGCTTGCGTCTAAGTATGACCTCGATGACGAGCAGCTGATGTTTCGTCGTCGTAAGGTCGCACAGAACGGTCTCGACCTGTTCAAACAAGAGTACCCCTCAGAGCCTGAAGAAGCCTTCCTAACGACAGGTAGACCCGTGTTTAATCCAGAGCAGCTACAAGAGGCTATAGGTACTACACAGGACGTACAGGAGCGCCTGGCCTTAGAGGGCGATGAGTGGCTCCATAACGTCCGAGGTGAGCTTACAATTTACAGGCGTCACAACCCTGGGGAGCAATATGTCATTGGTGCTGACGTAGCGATGGGCGTCCGTGGTGGTGACTATAGTGTTGCCCAAGTTCTAGACAGCAAGAAGCGTCAGGTCGCAACCTGGCGTGGACATGTGCACCCAGATTACTATGCAAATGTCTTGTTTCACTTAGGTCAATTCTTCAACACGGCATTTATTATTGTCGAGAACAACGGTCACGGTCTTTTAACTTGCACTAGGTTAGCCAAAGACATGGCATACCCAAACTTCTTTACTGAGGTTCAAGTGGACAAACTAACGGATAAAGAGACCATAAAATTAGGCTTTAACACCACAGCTAAAACTAAGCCTTTAATCATCGACGAACTAAGAGCGTCTGCCCGTAAAAACGAGATAGAACTCAATGACAAAACTACGATCCGCGAAATGCTAACTTACGTCGTGACTGAAAGTGGGTCTATGGAGGCTGAACCAGGGTGCTACGATGATTGTGTCATGTCCCTAGCTTTAGCCAACCACGTGCATGAGGGCGCTTGGGAACCAATAGAAAGCGCAGATGACTATTACATTGAAATGGTATGATCAATATGGATAAAAATAACTACAATAAGATCGATGATGATAAACTCGTCGCTATCTTAGATGACAACATCCGTAGATCTATCGGGTATTATGATTCACAGATAAGTCGTGAAAGAAAGCGGGTAGTAGATTTTTACAATGCAACACTCCCCCGCCCAGCACACGATGGTAATTCTAAATATGTCTCTATGGATGTTTACGACACCGTAGAAAGTATGAAGGCTGCACTGCTAGAAACATTTAGCACGGGCTATAAGACGGTACGTTTTGCTGCGCTGACTGGTGAGGACGTGCGCATCGCTGAGATCGCTACAGCCTACTGTGACTACGTGGCGAACCGCCAGAACAACCTATTCGAGGTCATGCAGTCTGTCATCCACGACGGCCTGATTGCTCGTGCTGGTCTTTGTAAGGTTTACTGGGATGAGCGCGAGGAAAGCTACCTAGAGACAATTCAGGATTTGACTGAAGAAGAGTTTGATCAGGTTGTTGCTCAGGATAACGTCGAGATTGAAGACGTTGAACAAGATGAACTGGGCCTATACTCAGGTGATCTCCGTATTTACCAGGACGTTAGTCAGGTAGCTATTGAAGCCATTGCTCCTGAAGAGTTTATTATCGAACCACAATGTCGCTCATTAGAGATGGCAGCATTCACTGGGCATCGAACCACCAAGACAATTTCTGAGCTACGCGAGGCTGGTTATGATGAGAAACTTATATCTAAAATTGGAGATCACGAAGACGTCGAAATGGAAACCGATCCAGAAGTCCTGGCACGTCATGAAGAGATTGGGCAAGACCGAGGTTTCAACGCTAAGGGTTTCCAAGATCAAGTTAGAAGTATCACTGTTTATGAGCTTTACATTGACATCGATATTGATGGTACTGGAGTCGCTGAAACCTACAAGGTGATTAAAGCTGGTAATGTTATTTTAGACAAAGAAAAGTGCCGCTACAAACCATTCATCCCATTTGTTCCAATTCCAATCCCACATGCCTTCTTTGGTTCAAACTTTGCGTCTAAAGTTGTACCAATTCAAACCGCCCGAACAGTTTTAACACGCTCGATTTTAGATCATGCCATGATCACAAATAACCCACGCTACACAGTGGTCAAAGGTGGTCTAACCAACCCACGCGAGTTGATCGACAATCGCGTCGGGGGCATTGTCAATGTTTCTAGACCAGACGCAATCAACCCAATGCCTCAGGCACCTCTCAATCCATTCATATTCCAGACGATACAGATGTTGGACGAGGACAAAGAAGACACAACTGGCGTCTCTCGTCTATCTCAAGGTCTTAACAAGGATGCAATCAGTAAGCAGAACTCAGCAGCGATGGTTGAGCAACTGGCGACTATGTCCCAGCAGCGTCAAAAGATTATTGCGCGAAACTTTGCAAATGGCTTTCTAAAGCCCCTGTATCAAATGATTTACCAGTTAGTGGTTGAAAATGAAATACAAGCTAAGATTGTTGAGATAGCTGGTGACTACGTTGAAGTTAGCCCAAGTGCGTGGGGCGCCAAGCGTGATGTCACGGTAGAGCTACACCTAGGATACGGTGAGCAAGAGCAAGAAGCTCAGAAGTTTCTAGCACTTCACAGTTTGATGTCTCAGGACCCAACTCTGGCATCAATGTACATGCCAGAAAACCAATACAAGCTAATGTCGCACGTCATGGAATATAATGGCATCAAGAATGTCAAAGACTACCTGACGCCGCCAACAGAACTGCCAGAGCAGAAACCAGATCCTGCACAAGAAATGGCAATGCAGATGCAACAAAAGCAGATGGAATTGCAAGAGCGTCAAACTCAGGTTGCAGAAATGAAAGCTCAAATAGATGCCCAGGTTGCACAGATGAAACTACAGCTAGAGCAAATGAAGGCACAGCAGGGCTTTGCAATCCAGTCAGACAATATGGATCTGAAAGAGGCACAACTGGAACACAAGCAGTTTGTCGACAAAGCCGAACTAGAGATTGCGAGAACCGCAGACGACGTCCGCGCAATCGCTTCACCAACTGGGTAGACCTTAGCGTCTCCCAGGCCCCCAACCAAAAGAGAGCAGCATGACTGAACAAGAACTCATTCAGCACGGTGAGGATGCAGAGTTATTACTCAAGTCCCCAGCGTTTAACAATGTGGTCAACAAGCTAGTGGAACAGACGTTCCAGAACTTTGTGAACTCGAAACCAGAAGAGAACAAAGAACGCTCGATCACTTATTACCACTATCGCGCCCTAGTCGACGTGGTGAACACACTAAAGCAGCAAGTCGCCGTGCGTGACGAGGTGCTGACAAAGCGCGACACAAGCGAAGAGGAAGCATAGGACCATGAACAACGTCCAAGCAGAAGCTACTCAATCCCGAGGATTAGACGATATGTTTGATGCCTCTGAAGCCATTCTAGATCGTTGGTCAGACGGTGAGAACCTATCTGAAGAGAACGAAGAGCTAGAGGCGACTGACGACTCACTTGTCGACGAGACAGACGAAGAGATGTCAGATACACTAGATGATGATGAAGACCTTGAGGAAGTAGAAGGTACTGAAGAGGACCCTGAAAGTGATGATCTTGAAGACGCAGATCAAACAGAGACAGATGAAGAAGATGATGAAACGGAAGTTGAGTTGTCTGACGATACTCTGGTTGAGATACAAGTCGATGGAAAAGCAAAACAGGCATCCTTAAAAGATCTTAAACGCCTATATGGTCAAGAAGCATCATTGACCCGTAAGTCTCAAGAAACAGCTGCCAAACGTAAAGAAGCAGAAGATGCTTTGGCTAAGGCAGACATCAGCTATCGAAAGCTACTGGAACGTGCTGAAGCGCGTATGAAGCCATATGCCGAGGTAGACATGCTAGTCGCAAGTCGACAGATGTCCACTGAGGATTTTGCTGCATTACGTCGTGAAGCCCAAGAAGCCGAGAAAGATTTCAAGTTCCTACGAGAGGAAGCTGACGCATTCTACAAGGACGCCCAAGTACAACAACAAAAGCAAGTGCAAGAGGCGGCACAGAACTGTGTGAAGGTACTCTCAGAACAACTGCCCGACTGGGGTGATGAACTATACAACAACATACGTTCATACGCAGTCAGCCAGGGGTTACCCCAGGAACAAGTAGATCAATATGTTGACCCACAAGTCATCATGATCCTCAACAAGGCACGTTTGTTTGATCAGACTAAGGCCACCGCAGAAACTAAGAAAGCGAAGGCCAAAGTGATCAAGACAAAAGAAGGCACACGTAGGGTATTAAAGTCTAAGAAAGCACCAAAGTCTGACGTCGACCTCAAGGTCCAGCGTCAGAAAGATGCACAGAAAAGACTTAGGTCCAACTCAAGTCGTGCTGGTGATCTAGAGGATATAGCTGATGCTCTGATGTCACGTTGGGAGCGATAGCACTCAACTCTTAAAATCAGAAGGATGTAACCAAAATGGCTACATATACTACGTTGACTGATCTAGCGTAGTCTAAATCGGGTGAATTGCTGGGAAGCCTAAGTCTATTCAAGATATGGTAATCAGCATCCAAGCCTCTATCGAGGAAGGTTCAACGACTATCCGTAAGGAGTACACTCAAGTGAGTGGAAGCGCCCGAAGCTCTTAATCAAGAGTTATGATATAGTCTCATCTTATGTGAAAGCATAAGCAGCCGTAAGGCGGTCTAGTATTAACGACACTAGGCGAAGATCTAAATGATGATCAGGTGGGTAAGAAGGAAGACGTATCGGATATCATTTCCGATA